TTTTAGACCTTACTGTATGGGCTTCTGCAATTCGTAAAACTTTTGAAGAAGGTGGAATTGATGAAGTAATATCAACTCGCCGCTTAGTTCACATTGTTGAAACCTATTCAATCTTCAATGATGCATCTAAATCAATCGAACTATGTACAAATCGTTTTGATGAAGATACAAAAACTTCTTTTGTTGATCTGTTTGAAAAAATATCAGGTAATGTAGAAGATGAAAATGAAACCACACACGATAAGGAACATGCCTTTTTATGATAGATTACAAATTTAATGAAGATATATTGCTCGAAGAAATTCGAGCATATATTAATAAAACTTATCAAGGACACTATTCTAAAAATACTTATCAGTCAACTGAAGTCATTATGGGTAGAGGCCATGGAGAAGGCTTTTGTATGGGTAATATCGATAAGTACTCTAATCGATACGGTAAAAAAGGAACTGAAGAAGATTGGAGAAAAGACTTACTTAAAATAATACATTATGGTATACTAGCATTACATAATCATGATATGACTTATGGAGAAAATAATGAGCATTAATCTTAAATACTCTGATAACTTAGATCGAGACTATAAGAAACTAAGTAAGGGTAGAAAAAATTATATTAAGAAAATGGCCGGTAAACAAAAACTAACCATTTCTAATTATTTAAATTTAAAATATGGAGAAATTGAAAATGAAACTGAGTGAACAAACAAAAAATATTTTGAAAAATTATTCGACTATTAATCAGTCGATTTATTTGAAACAAGGTAGTAGACTTTCTACTATATCTGTTATGAGAAATATTCTTGTTGCTTCTGATGTAAAAGAAACATTTCCAGTAGATTTTTGTATCTATGATTTGGGTAAATTCTTAAATCTTTTGGAAATTTATCCAGAGTTGGAATTCGATGAAAAATATGTAATGATGAGCAATGGAGAAAAGACATATAAATTTATGGCTGCAGAACCATCAATAATTGTATATGCTGATAATACATTTGAACTGGATGGATCAAAAAATAATCCAGAAGGTTCTAAAAAGTCTCCTGATTGGGATATTAACGTAAAACTCCCAAATACAACCTTATCTACTATAAATAAGGTTGCTTCGATAAGTGGACTTCCAGATTTTTCTTTATCTTCTAATGGTACAGGTACAGTTTACTTTAGTGCATTAGATAAAAAAGATGATACATCTAATGTTGCAGAAGAACCAGTAGGCGAATCTGAAGATTCTTTTAATATGTACTTTAGATCAGAAAATTTAAAGTTAATTGAAGGTGATTATGATGTAGGTATTTCCAAAAATAAAATATCGACATTTCGTCATCAAAAACTTCCTATACAATATTGGATTACTCTAGAGCAAGACTCTACCTATGGTGGGTAATTATGGAAAATTTTTTATGGGTAGAAAAGTATCGACCAAATAAAATAGATGATTGTATTCTCACAGACGACCTAAAGACGACCTGTAAACAATTTGTCGAAAATGGAAGTCTTCCTAATCTCTTACTATCAGGTGGGCCTGGGGTTGGAAAAACAACTCTGGCAAGAGCTATATGTAATGAAATGAAAATGGATTACATATTAGTAAATGGTTCTGAAGATAGTGGAATTGATGTTCTTAGAAATAAGATCAGAAACTATGCATCTACAGTTAGTTTTGATACTGGTAATAGTAATGAATTTGGAAAAGTTATTATTCTAGATGAAGCAGACTATCTCAATCCACAATCAACTCAGCCTGCACTTCGTGGATTCATCGAAGAATTTTCTGGTAATTGTAGATTTATTCTCACTTGCAATTTTAAAAATCGGATAATAGAACCTCTTCATAGTAGGTGTTCTGTAATAGAATTTAAGATTAATAAAAGTGATAAACCTAAGCTTGCAGCTACTTTTTATAAAAGAGTTAAGTCAATTCTTGAAGAGGAAAATATTAAGTACAAGGATAAAGTAATTCAACAAATGGTTATGAAACACTTTCCAGATTGGCGGAGAGTGTTGAATGAATTGCAAAGATATTCAGTTAGTGGAGAGATAGATGAAGGTCTTCTTACTGATGTTGGCGAAGTTAATGTAAACAAGCTCGTATCTTCACTAAAAGAAAAAAACTTTACTGAATTGAGAAAATGGGTTGCACAAAATCTTGATAATGATCCTAATACATTATTTCGAAGTATATATGATGGATTATATGATAATATGGAACCACAATCAATTCCAGCAGCTGTTGTTACTATCGCAGATTATTCATATAAATCAGCATTTGTTGCAGATCAAGAAATCAATCTTGTAGCATGTTTAACCGAATTGATGGTGGAGTGTGAGTGGAAATGAAACCTAAGATAAAAGGATGGGAGTTTGATGTAGATGATATTCATTGGATAGAACATGCATTAGCTTATAGACTTGGCAGACTTAATAAAAGAATTGATCTTGTTGAAAAACAATCCAGTAGAGATGCAATAACTGCTGAGATTAAAGTAATAAGAGAATTGCAAGGTAAGATACACAATCAAAAAAATTGGTATCGGCCTAAAAAAGGAATATATGTGAGTGGATAATGAGTTACGATTTATTTAAAGATTATGTTCCAGCTATCTCCCATACTAAAACTAGATTGATGGATACTGAAGATGAGCAATGGGAGAAAGAATATAAACCTTATTTGATTAATAAAAACTTTTCTAATTTTCAAGATACAATATTATATTCAAATGAAATGAACATGTATCATAATGTGGATAAAAAGTTGCAATTTGATTATTTACTAAATAGTATACGTTCAAGGAAAAGATTTTCTCCTTGGCATAAAAAAACTATTCATAATGATTTCAAATGTGTACAAGAATATTATGGATATAATAATAAAAAAACAGAGCAAGCCTTGAATGTTCTAACCACAGAGCAAATAGAACAAATAAAGGTTAAAATGAATAAAGGCGGATAATTATGTCAATTTTAGAATCGTTAGTAGAAGTATCTTTGGGAGATCAAGAAGACTTCTTAAAAATAAGAGAGACCTTAACTAGAATTGGTGTAGCTTCTAAAAAAGATAAGAAACTATATCAATCATGCCATATCTTACATAAACAGGGAAAATATTATATAGTTCATTTTAAAGAGCTATTTAAATTGGATGGAAAAAATTCAGACTTTTCAGAAAATGATAGGGCAAGAAGAAATACAATAGTTAGTTTATTAAAAGAATGGGGATTAGTTGATATTATAAAAGAAGATCAATACACTGATGCACCTATTTCTCAAATTAAAATAATTTCACATAAAGAAAAAGACAGTTGGGAATTAGTTCCAAAATATAATATTGGTAGGAAAAGATGAATATGATGAAACAAGTGACGAATTTTGAAAAAGTTGAAAATTTTATGGACAAATTCGGTCAAGAAGTAAAATCTTCTCCAGAATTCCCAGATATAGAAACCCAAGCATTAAGATATGATCTAATAAAAGAAGAGTTAGAAGAATTTTATGATGCTATGGGAAATAAAGATTTGGTAGAGGTTGCAGATGCACTTACAGATCTTTTGTATGTTGTATATGGAGCTGGACATGCTTTTGGTATAAATTTAGATATATGTTTTAATAGAGTACATTCTTCTAATATGAGTAAATTGGGCGAAGATGGAAACCCCATTTACAGAGAAGATGGTAAAGTATTAAAAGGCCCAAATTTTCATGAACCAGATTTAGAAGGCCTTATAAATAAATTCGATAAACATGGATTTTATCGTTAATTTTGATATAAATACTAATAGGATTGTGAGTTCCTTCACTTTATGGTAAAACTCACATGGTGCTCGAAAGAGGCCAATTTCAAAACCTTGCTTAACAGGAGGAAAAAAACATGGTTACGAAATTTAGAACTTTAGACCCTTTTATGCGTTATAGTGTTGGGTTTGATAGATTGTTTAATGAACTTGAGAATATGTCTCAAACAACAACGCAAAACTATCCCCCATACAATGTAATCAGAGGAACCAATAACGATTATCGTATTGAGATAGCTGTTTCTGGATTTACAGAAAAAGAACTCAATGTGGAAGTTAAAGAGGATACTCTTACGGTAAGTGGAGTTAAAGAAGAAATACATGATGTAAATAATTATTTACATAAGGGTATTGCAAAAAGAGACTTTGATAGAACATTTACATTAAATGCAGATATCGTTGTTAATGGAGCTAGTCTTACTGATGGAATGTTGGTTATTGAATTAGAACATGTCATTCCAGAGGAAAAGAGACCAAGAACTATTGGGATTAATAAGTCTCAAAAGAAAGGACTTGGTAAAAAGGCAAAAGAATTTTTGACCGAATAAACTATTATAGGGGGAGAAATCCCCCTTTCAAAAAGGATTGATAAAATGGAAACTCATGACCAACTT